AAGAAATAAAGGAAAAACAAAATGAGAAAAATTCACAGATTTAAAAATAATACAAAACCTGTCTTCGTAGTCGAAAAGGGAATTAAATACCAAGTTATGGACTTGGGTGGTCATAAGATGAAGGTAAGAGTTAGGGACGAAGACGAGATAAAAAAAGATAAAGAATTATTTAATAATTTCAAAAAAAAGTAAAAAAAGTACTTGACTTTTACGAAAATTCTTCGTATATTCTTATATGATTAAAGAGATAAAAAAAGGAAATAAAATGGAAAAAGATTTTGGAAAAAACATCGAAAGATTAATCGAGAACATTAAAGTTGATTACTCTAAATGGATGACTTCTCCTGACATGGTTGAGAGATTCAACGAAGGAGTTAAGGTATCTTTTGGTAGGAAATACACTAAAGTTATGAATGGTTCTTCTGTTTGGGGTTTCATCGCTAATGGTGATGGAGTTTTAAAAGGAATACCTTACAAGAAAGGTGATGTATTTAAAGCAGCTTCTTGGAGAGGACCCGCCAAACATCAGAGAGGTTCTATTTTCGATAGTGGAACTAATTGGTTCGCATGGACAGGACCGAGGTACTTATAATGAATAAGATTAAAAACTATTTACTATTTTGGTCATTGATGAGTTTGTTTGGATTGTGGTACATGGATATCACACCAACAGAAGCTTGGTACTTATTAGACACTTTACCTAACTACATTAAATACGAGGTTTTATAATGGATAAAAAAGAAATATTAGATTACTTAGAAAGTATTGATAACGCATTAACAGACGCTTACAATACAGCACATGAAGACCCAATCAATAGTGATTCTATATACTATATGGATACAGCAAAAGATTTGATGGGTGAATTAATTCATAGAGTTGAAAACAATGTCAAAATCTCCGATAAGGAAAAACATGATTTTGATGAAGCTATGAACGGAGAATTTAAAGCATAAAAAATATTGTTTTGGAAAATTAAGACAATATATATATACGAGTCGATTAAGATGTTAAGTCATCACTGTTAGGGGAGAGGAATTAAAGAATTCACTTATCTCGTTAAATCGAAGTATGGTTCCCTTTCTGGACTCGACTCGTAAGTTTTTTGAAAAATTGAAAATGGAAAGTAGAGAGACTAATTATCTCTCTATGGGATTGACCGAACAATGGGTGACTTTGAAGCCCATAAGGTAATCCGCTCTTAGACTCGTGGTGAGTTGGTATTCGGGTAAATGTTCAAAATACCTTGCGACAGCATTAAGAGAATGTACTTTCAGATAAAATTAAGAACGCGATTCTTAGACCTTGTTATGGGTAAGGGTAAAACCGAAATCCCATCTTGTGACCGAATAAACTAAACTCAGAGAGTTAAGGTAATGGCACAGAGGTTGTACTCACTTTGACGATGACTAACCATCATTGAGGAGAACCAAAGTAACTTTTGGGTGTTAGGTACAAGGTAAAAAAAATCTGAGTCTGAAAGTTGTAGGTATTCGCAAATCCTGCATCCCCAAATTTTCATTTTTGGAAAGTATCCTTACAGAATTAAAGCGATGAGAAGGGTGTGTTTGTATTCCCTAACTTTCCAATTTATATAAAGGTGGTGAGGTCTTGTTACATATACCAGATGATTTATCCGATTGTCAAATAAAACTCATCACCTTTTTTTTAGCAAGAAATAATTGATTTTTTTATCAAAGTGTTATATTTATATTTGTCAAAGGTCATACCAATGACAATTAATAATTAACTAATTAAACATAAAACATAAGGAGAATATCGAATGGATATTAACGCAGTACGGAAGAGATTAGCTCAGTTACAAACAACTAATACTCGTACCACAAATCTATGGAAACCCCAACCGGGTAAAACTCAAATCAGAATAGTACCTTACAAACTACAAAAAGACACTCCGTTTATTGAGCTGTTTTTTCACTATGACTTAGGTGGAAAGTCTTATCTTTCACCAACTTCATTTGGAAGACCTGACCCAATCGAAGAGTTTGCTGACAAGTTAAAGTCAAGTGGTAATCGTGAGGATTGGAGACTTGGTAAGAAGTTAGAAGCAAAACTCAGAACATTCGCACCAGTAGTGGTTCGTGGAGAAGAAGCACAAGGTGTTAAGTTTTGGGGTTTTGGTAAAACTGTTTATCAAGAATTACTCTCTATTATAGCAGATCCTGATTATGGTGATATCGCTGACCCATTAAATGGTCGTGATGTTGGAGTTGAGTTTTTAACCGCGGAAGAAACTGGAGCATCGTTTCCAAAAACAAACATTCGTGTTAAACCAAATCAAACACCAATCACAGAAGATAAAGCTCAACTTGAGAATATCTTGGATAACCAAAAAGACATCACCGAAGTTTATCAAGAATTATCTTATGATGAACTAAGTGAAGCTCTTAACACTTGGTTAAATCCTGAAAATGAGGAAGAGAGTTCAGAAGAAACTAAAGACGAATCAGTACCAGCATCAACTTTAAAAACAGCAGTTAGTACAACTGAAAATGTAAGTGATGCTTTTGATGACCTTTTTAATTCTTAATAGATAGGAGAACTCAATGTCCTTAGCAGTCAAAGACGAGCTGGCACAGGCTCTTGCTGATAATCTTAATAAGAACTTCAAGAACAATCGTGTCGCTTACTTTTTAGATGGAAGTGATTCCACTCCTACAGACATCAAGGAGTTTATATCAACTGGTTCATCTATCTTAGACTTAGCTATTTCTAATAGACCAAATGGTGGAATCGCCGTTGGTCGTATAACCGAAATCAACGGATTGGAAAGTAGTGGTAAGTCTTTGATAGGAACACACATATTAGCAGAAACTCAGAAGAAAGGTGGACTTGCAGTCTACATTGATACTGAGACTTCAGTTAGTCGTGAGTGGTTAGAAACAATTGGTATCGATGTACAAAACCTACTTTATCTTCATGTTGAAACCGTAGAGGATATTTTTGAGTGTATTGAAAATATAATCACAAAGGTTCGTGAAAGTGATAGAGATAGGTTAGTGACTATCTTGGTAGATAGTTTAGCAGCAGTTTCAACAAAAGTTGAGATGGAAGCTGACTATGACAAAGATGGATGGGCAACTTCTAAAGCCATTGTTATCTCAAAGGCTATGAGAAAGATTACCCAAATGGTAGGTAGAGAAAGAGTAGCTTTGGTATTTACAAACCAACTCAGACAAAAACTCGGAGTTATGTTTGGAGACCCGTGGACTACAAGTGGTGGTAAAGCATTACCATTTCACGCTTCTACTCGTATTCGATTAAAGAATATGGGACAGATTAAAGACACGAAGAAAAATACTTTAGGTATGAAAGCTCGAGCACAAATAATCAAGAACAGATTAGGGCCACCTCTAAGACACGCTGACTTTAACCTTTATTTCGATAGTGGTATTGATGATAAGGGAAGTTGGTTACAAGTTATGAAAGACCATAAGTTGGTCAAAGTAGCTGGAGCGTGGTACACTATTCAATTTGAAGGTAAGGACATTAAGTTCCAATCTAAAGACTTCAAAAAGGTATTGGATGAAAGACCTGAACTCGAAGAATACTTGTATGATAAAATATGTGAAGCATCAATCTTAAAATATCAAACCGAAGAGTTGGGTATTGATGATGTGGAATATACAGATGAAGTGGTCGGAGATGAGTAAAGGTCGATACATATCGATACTAAATGAAATAAAGAAAAACGGCGGTGATTCTTACTCCAATAATCCCAATGAGAAAGTACTGATAATAGATGGCTTAAATACCTTTATTAGAGTGTTTAGTGTTATACCAACTACCAATGATGATGGTATTCATGTTGGTGGAATAGTTGGTTTTCTGAAATCAGTTGGTTACGCAATTAAGATGTTAGCTCCTACTCGCACTATCATAGTTTTTGATGGTAAAGGTGGGAGTAACCGCCGCCGTAAACTTTATCCTGAGTATAAGGCAAAACGAACAACCAAAATCAGACTCAATCGAGTTAATGAATTCGAAAACATAGATGATGAACGGCATTCTATGTTGATGCAATTATCACGATGTGCTGAATATTTGGAAAAACTGCCCGTGAATATAATTTCAGTTGACAATGTCGAGGCAGATGATGTGATGGCTTATATCGCAAAACAGTTACTACCCAAGAGTAAAACAACAATCATGAGTACCGACAAAGATTTTTTACAATTGGTTAGTGACAGAATTTCGGTTTGGTCGCCGACAAAAAAGAAACTCTACAATCCTGAAAAAGTATTAGAAGAATACAAGGTTACATCTAAAAACTTATTGTTGAGTAGAATTTTTGAAGGTGACCAATCTGATAACATTAAGGGTGTTATGGGAATTGGAATGAAAACACTCTTAAAAAACTTTCCACAATTTGGTGATGATGTTAAGATAACTCGTGATGAAATTATAAAAGAGGCTCAAAAGAATAAAGGTAGTAGATTTTATGATTTAATCTTAGATAGTATCGATACAATACATTTGAATCATAGATTAATGCAACTTCAAGATGTTGACATTAGTGGAAACGCAAAATTAAAAGTAAACAAAATAGTAAATGGTGAGATACCTGAACTATCCAAACCGAACTTTCAAAAGATGTTCATAGAGGATAGGATGTATGGTGCCTTACCGAACATGGATAGTTGGATAATGCAGACTTGGACTAAATTGAACAGATTTGCAAAGATTAACAATGGGACGAAAGCGTAAATATCAAACAGAAGAAGAGAAACGAGAAGCTCAGAGAAAGTGGCAGATGGAACATTACGAGCGCAACAAAGATAAGATTTTGAAGAAGGCCCGTGATAATTACAAGAAGAAGAAACGAGAAAAGACAAGACAAAATAGAGGCAAGAGTATCTATGGTGACCAATAATGAGTGAACAAAACACCTTACTTAAATTCGGACACAAATTCCAAACTAAAATTATTTCATCCCTATTGGGTGAGAAGGTTTTTTTACAAACCATTTGTGATATATTAGAACCTGAATATTTTGATGCTGATTCCAATAAATGGATAGCACAAACCATCAGAGAATATTTCTTTGAGTACAAAACCTCACCAACACTTGAGGTGATGAAAGTTAAGATAGATGAGATAGAAAATGATATACTCAAAGTTGCTGTAGTTGATGGATTAAAAGAAAGTTGGAGATTGATTCAGAGTACAGACTTGAAATTTGTACAAGAACAAACCTTGGAGTTTTGTAGGAATCAAGTTATTAAGGCTGCTATATTAGAGAGTGTGGATTTGTTGGAAGTTGGACAATACGATGAGATAAAGAAGATGGTTGACGAAGCCATGAAGGCTGGTAGTGAACGAGATTTAGGACATGACTATATCGATGGTATTGAAGAAAGACTTACAAAATCCTCAAGAATAACCGTAAAAACAGGTTGGGATCCGATTGATGAACTGATGGATGGTGGATTAGGTGGTGGAGAACTCGGTGTTGTTGTGGCTCCAGCTGGTATTGGTAAGACTTGGTGTTTACAAAGTATGGGGGCAAGTGCAGTTAAACGAGGTTTGAATGTTGTTCATTATACATTAGAGTTAAACCAAAACTATGTTGGATTACGATACGATACTATAGTTAGTGGAGTACCGACAGCCAATATTAAGTTCTATCAAGAAGATGTGAAGAAAAAGATAGATGCTCTTAAAGGTACATTACTTATTAAATACTTTCCAACCAAAAGTGCTACAGTTCAAACTCTAGCCGCACACTTGAGTCAGATAGAAATACAAGGTACAAAACCTGATTTGGTATTGGTTGATTACGCTGACATCTTGAAGGGTATGGGTAGTGAAAAGAGGCATGTATTGGAAAATATCTATGAGGATTTAAGAGGATTAGCTGGTGAAATAGAATGTCCAATATGGACAGCCTCACAGGCTAATCGTAGTTCGTTGGAAGAGGAAGTGATTGACGCTACAAAAGTTGCAGAAGCTTACTCTAAAGTAATGATAGCAGATTTTGTTGTTTCGGTTAGTAGGAAGGTAGAAGATAAAATAGCAAACACAGGTAGATTTCATGTGATTAAAAATAGGTTCGGGCCAGATGGAGTTACTTATCCATCTCAAATAAATACCAATATTGGTAAAATTGAAGTGTTTGAATCTACTTCAAGTGGTGGTGTAGATGCTCAAGGTAAGATGGATAACTCACAAGAGTTTATGAGAAAAACACTAGCAGAAAAGAAAAAAATATTTGAAAAAGACCTCGATGGCTTCGAATAGAAAGGAATATATATTATATTTATCAAAGGTCGGGGTTATACGGCGTTATATATAAAAGATTAAGCAGAGGAGTAAAATGGAAAAATTTCAGTTATCGGATAATTTTATAAAAAAATATAAAAGAAAAAAGGCACCATTTGGTTTTAATGGTTTGGGTGAGTTAGTATACATGAGAACTTATTCGAGAATAAAAGACAATGGAAAAAATGAAAGATGGTGGGAGACCGTACAAAGAGTTGTAGAAGGTACTTACACTATGCAAAAGAATTGGATTGAATCACACCAATTAGGGTGGAATGCGTGGCAAGCTCAAAGAAGTGCTCAAGATATGTATGAGCGTATATTTACTATGAAGTTTCTGCCTCCTGGACGCGGTCTGTGGGCTATGGGTACACCAGTCACAGAGGAAAAAGGTTTATACGCCGCCCTAAACAATTGTGCATTTGTATCAACAAAGACACTCAAAGAAGACTATGCTAAACCATTTTGTTTCCTTATGGATGCTAGTATGTTGGGTGTAGGAGTTGGATTTGATACGAAAGGTGCTAACGAAATAGTAGTAAAGGGAGTGGACAAGGATAGAGACCCACAAACTTTTCAAATACCTGACACGAGAGAAGGTTGGGTAGAATCTGTTAAACTACTTTTGGAAAGTTACTTTCATGGTCAAGCACCAGTAGAGTTTGATTACTCTATAGTAAGACCAGCAGGAGTACCAATCAAAGGTTTTGGTGGTGTTTCGAGTGGTCCTGAACCATTACAAGAGGTTCACGAAAGTATCACTTCTGTTCTCGAAAGTAATAGTGGTGAACCAATTACAATAACAACAATCGTAGACATAATGAATTTGATTGGTAAATGTGTTGTGGCTGGTAATGTTAGAAGAACTGCTGAGATTGTATTTGGTGATGCTGACAATGAAGAATATTTAGATTTAAAGAATTATAAAGTAAATCCACATCGTGACCAATATGGTTGGACTTCAAACAATTCAATATTTGCTGAGTTAGGTATGGATTATACTGAAGCTTCTAAGAGAATTGTAGATAATGGAGAACCTGGTTTCGCGTGGTTAGACAATATGAGAAAATATTCTCGTATGAAGAATGGTGGAGACAACAAAGACCATAGAGCCATGGGTGGTAATCCTTGTTTAGAACAAACATTAGAAAGTTACGAACTATGTTGTTTGGTCGAAACTTTTCCTGATAATCACGATGACTTAGATGATTACAAAAGAACACTCAAGTATGCTTATCTTTACGCAAAATCAGTTACATTAGGTAAGACACATTGGAGTGATACAAACCGAGTAATGTTGAGAAACAGAAGAATCGGATGTAGTGTAAGTGGAGTAGCACAATTCATAACCAATCGTGGTATTGACACATTGAAGAATTGGTTAGAAGAGGGATACGATACAATACAAGAATGGGATGATATGTACTCTGATTGGTTTGCAATACCAAAGTCAATCAAAACCACATCGGTAAAACCAAGTGGTACGGTTTCATTATTAGCAGGAGCGACTCCAGGATTACATTACCCTGAGAGTCGTTTTTACATTAGGAGAATAAGAGTATCAAAGCATTCAGAATTATTAGAACCTATGAAAAGGGCAGGTTATAAGATAGAACCAGCTTTTGGTTCTGAAGATACAACAATGGTGGTTGAGGTTCCTGTTGATGTTGGAGAGGGTATTAGAACCGTAGGTGAGTTATCAATATGGGAACAATTCAGTTTAGCAGCTTTTATGCAAAGACATTGGGCAGATAACCAAGTCAGTTGTACCGTGACTTTCGATCCTGAAAAAGAAGCAAATGAAATACCACAAGTATTAAATTATTTTCAATATCACTTGAAAGGTATTTCATTATTACCACGACATGACTTAGGTGCATATAAACAAATGCCTTACGAGTCTATTGATGAAAAAGAGTACAATAAACAAGCAAAGAAACT